ACCAGCTCTTGTAACTGCATAAGCAACACCACTATTATCATAAATTGCAAAACCAGGTCTATTGTCAACTACATGATCACCAGGAAAGAGTAAAATAGTTGTCTTCTCTGTTAGATCATTATTATCTCCTTTAACATAAGAGAATCTTGCTGCCTCTAAAAGAGCTCTTTGAATAGTCTTAAAAGGTCTTGCAAGAGAATTACCTTCATTTGAAATCGAATCTGTAGAATCTAAATCATCTGGATTTACATATAAGATTCTACCCTCAGTATTTTTAATAAAATTGTCTAACTTATTCAGAGGCATCGTATTATGACTTCTTGAGTTATTTCTATGATTTATTTATGGAAGGTAATCTTCCTCACAAATATAATCAGAGTCATCTGGCATATCTTCAGGATTCTCTAACGGAACAGGAAATAGCATTGGATGCACCTCCTCATCCACCAAATAAAATGAGTATCTATAAAGTTCTTCTGGTGTATAACTTCTATTATGTTTCTTTGCTTCTTTGATTAACTTTTGGTCATATCCCTGACCATCTTCCAACTCATCAAACGTAAATGGAACTCCATTTATAAAATACATCTTCACTATCATACTGTGGGATTCGCAATCATACCAACAGTATTCGCTAGTGATTCTGTATTCGTAAGACATATGCTTATCGTTTAGATATATTTATGGGTACTCTTTATCACCAGGACCGATTGCCATCTCAAAGTCAAAGTAGTCTTCAAATTCCTCAATAATCTTATCCCACAAGTCTTCGGGAGCATTGTCTACAAACATGCCCCATGTTCCAGGATTCTCATCATCACCATCAGGTTCCCATGTGCAAATCTGTGCATCGGGACAAGTAATAAAAATGAAGTCAAACATTTCTGATTGATCTTCCATTGTTTCGCAATAGATTTTGAGATCGTCCATGTTTTATTTGAATGAATAGGAGTGGTGGGATTCGAACCCACACTGGATCGATTTTAAGTCGATTTTCTCTGCCTGTTGGAATACACTCCCGTGTTTACGACAATCAGCAGTGCTGATTGCCAATTTCCCAGTATAGGGATTCGAACCCTAAGTTTTTTAGTCACCTACCTCAGATTACAATGTAATCCTTCTGGAATGCGGGGGCACCACCCGACCACATGACCGTTGCCAACGGCGTCACTGGGATAAGACAATCATACCAAATGTGGTGTTGATTGTCAAGTGCTCCTTGTCAGGATCGAACTGACCTATCTTCTGTTATGAGCAGAGTGCTTTCACCAGAGAGCTAAAGGAGCATGAGTGGTAGATAACCCGCTACCACCATCGGGTTGGCATCTTTCTATGCTATCTGCATAGCGACTACCAATACTTCCGCCGGGAATCGAACCCGAATGACCCCGTTATAAGCAGGGCGCATTAACCGTTATGCGACAGAAGCGTGAGTGTCAGGTCAATTATAGCAGACCTGAGATGCTTTGTCAATTATGATGCTTCGTTATTATTCTCGGTGTATATTCGTAATAATTCGTCGTCTGCTGGTATCATGACTGCTATATTATCTCCGTTTGAGATCCCTATATGCTCTCCACCTTCAACTCTGGAGATCAGTTCGTCCCAATGTTCTTGCCAGTGATCCACAGTGTAGACTTTCATCGTTGGTTATATTTAGGTTAAGTATATCAGATATTTTCGCAAATTGCAAGGTCTGCATATTCGATCTGATCTTCGGTCATGTTGGCAGTCACCATCTCAAGAACATTCATGAATTGCTTGACGGTATCACACTCAACAACCTTCTCATCACCCTCATTGCTCAGGAGGAGGAAAGAGCGGGAGCAGATGTCGATCACGATGCCTTGAACGAACTCTTCAGTCATTTATGTTCCTTTGATTACCCCCATATTATAGGGCATGGGTGGCGGGGAGTCAACCCCCCCCCCCCTAAGAGACTCTCATTATATAAGAAGTATCTGATACAAAATTGCTCCTTAGATCTGGTGTTCCATTTGTTCCATCACAAAGTTTCCAACCATTTAATCCAGCAATTTGAGCAGTAGTTCCTGACCATAATATAATTCCTCCGATGGGAATATTTCCACTAAATTCAACACTACTATTGAATTTAACATTACCATCAAACTCACAATTCATTCCAAAATATTGAGTTTGTTTTTTAAAATCATTTATTGAAGTCATTTAAAATCTCCTATTATCCAAAAATTTCGCCAAGTATACCTCCAGTAATTCCCCCACTACCTGTTACTGTGTTCAACACAATATTTGATCCTTTAGTTACAGAATTAACTAAATCTTCTCCAACAAAACTTCCTTTAAAAACTTCTTGAGTAAATCCTTTTCCCATTTCATTTATAAGATTTCCTGTCGGAGCATCATAATCAATCTTATTACCTTGAAATAAAACTCTTCCTCCACCAGAAGTAATATTGACATTTCTGCCTGCTTTAATATTTAAATCTTCATCTGCTTCTAAAACAATATTTTCTGCTTTGATGCGAACAAATCCTTCTGCTGCTGATAACGAAATATTTCCCTTTCTTCCAATTAAAACAATATCTTCCGCATATTCGCCGTTTTTTGTGCCACCAACAATTTCAATAGAATGTTCATTTTTAATCGAAAGTTTTCCACTTTGACTTAATGAAATAGATGACTTATTGTCACCATCATCAGTAACGCCATAAATTTTGTAAACTTCTGGTCCTGAAAGACCTCCTTGAGGATTGCCAGCATCAATTCTAAAGTTTGAATTGAAACTGATTAGTTGTCTTTTCCAATAATTTTTTGCCATTTATTATTTCGGACAATCGACAATTTCTAAAATCTCACCATCTATCTTAACATTTCCAAGTAATGGTCTTAAGACCGCACCAGTTCCACTATTTGTATTTACAGTTAAGAATGGTAAAGAATTTACAACATTATTTAGAGGTGTAACTTCAAAGATCTCTCCATCCAAAACTCTTGTTTTATACTCATTACCAAGATCATCAGTAACAATATCACCATCTTCATATCCAGATCCACCATCTTCAATTAAAACACCAATAACTGAATAGTTTTGTATATCTCCAACACAATAGTTTTCACCCTCAGTTACCATGTAGATTTCCCTAACTTGACCATTATCATCGATTAATGTTCTTGCAATTGCACCATATCCTTGCTGAGATTCATCAACAATTTCTACAAATGGTGGAAAAGTGTATCCAGATCCAGGATTTGTAATTTGAACTCCAATTACACTTCCGAGAGCAACGCACTCTGTATTTCCAAATGCTGGAGTTAAATTGCCAAAGATTGGAACTGCTTCAGCACCCGATCCAGGACCACCACCAAAAATTCTTATTGTAGGTGGTCTTGGTGCTGGTTGACCAGAGAAACAATCAAATACCTGATTAATATCAACACCAGAATTTTCGAAATTAGAAATTTGCTGAATATTTTGATAAATTGATTTTACTTCATTTGATGGTCCTCCACCAATAACCCATTCAGTAACAAGACCCGAAAAATTCTTTGTTCCTTGATTGCAATCAAATGCAGCTGCTGCAGCATTAGTAAGACCACTGATTGCTCCTCTAGCAAGACTACCAATATCAAATTTACCATCAACCAAATTCAGTAATTTATCAACCAGTGCAAGAGGACCGTTCATTAAATTCTCCAATTTATCAATAACGATATTTAAAAGTGATCCGACAAAATGGTCTGAAGCGCAAGTAACAAACTTTTCCACATTCTGAAGTGTTGAATAAATTAAATTTTCAACTTGACCGACAATTTGGTTAATAATATTTCCAGCAACGCAAGAAAATTGCTTTTCCAATTCGTTAACAGGAATAACCATTGCTTCTTGAGCAGTTTTTCCTGCTTTATGAGCTGCTACTGGATTTTGTGTCGCAGCAAAAACTAATTGATACACCAAATCATAAAGAGCTTTTAATCCACTCTTTAAAAGATCACGAAGAATTTTTATAATCTCTTTGAAAAAAGAACCCACATACTCATTCATAAGAGTAGTAATCTTATCAATTGCTTTTCTAATCTCACTTCTAATTCTCTGAAGATCTCTCCTTAACTTTTTAAACTGTTTTAGTAAATCATCAACAACTGATTTTATTTTTGCAATTTTTGAATTCTTTGCAGGATCTGCAAGTGGAATTGTATCTCCATTCCCATTATTGTCAGATACGTTGCCACTAGATGTTGCTACATCCTTTGGTAAATTTAATGGTGTTGGTTGACTCGAACCTTTAGGTTCATTTGTTTCATTAGTAACGATTGCGGAATTTTTTTTATTACTCGGACCAAATCCAGTAAATGCCTGAAATGGAGCACTATAAGAAGCTGTAGAAACTTGACTATTTCTTGGGAAAACCTGACTGATTATAGGTATTTGTGCATTATCACCATCTGCAAAAAATCCGAAGACCATATCACCTTGCTGGATTTGTACACTTGTACAAGCTTGAGCTCCACCAGATCCTGCAGTTGTTGGAAGTAATACTTGTGCCCAAGGAAGATCTTCATTAGGTAATTCTGATTCATCAGGATGATATCCAACAATTCTAACTTTATACCTATAACTAAATGAGTTCTCATTATCATCAAAATTTTCACTCATACTTTCTTCTGGTGGAATTTGCCCAATCCACCATACAAAATTATCTCTACCAATAAAGTTACTTTGAAGTGTTGCTTGATCTATCATTTTTTCCCTAAACCAAAACTATCTCTGATAAGTTTCATAGATGTATAAGAACCATCAACATCAAAATGATGGCATAATTCCTTTATGATATATAGACCACTTGTTTCGGAATCAAAATCTTTTGCTTTTGATAATGTGTTCAATGGAAATAGGCATTCAACAATATCTCCAGCATGTAATTTGGTGTTTAAAGATACAACAATACTGAGTGATTGAGTAAACAAAGAATTGTATCTTGTTAATGATTGTGATTGAAATTCTGTTGGAAGAGCATTTATATCTTTACCAAACTTTAAAGTTCCACGATCAAAAATTCCTGTAATTATTCTTGAAGGCGCCGTCTTCAAACTTTCGGGAATATCTAAATTACCTGATCCTACATTTTTAATATCATCTTTGTAAGTATACTTAACACTTGTTGTATTATGTGTTAATGGATCAAAGAAAAATCTATTGCTCGAATATGACCCCATTCTCAAATTTTCCATTAAATTTTGATTTTTTTCAAACAAATAATTTTGAATTCTAAAATCATTGTTTATTTCTACTTCTTGATTATCATATGATCCTGAAGTTTCTGAATAGATATAAGTTGCTTTTTTATTTTTATCTATATTTTGAATAATATTTAAAATGGATTTAAATTTAAATCCTTCTTTAGTTTGATAGAAAAAGAATCCGGCATCATTTGATCCAGAAGTATTTGGAACCGATTTTGATGCCAACCATGTTATAACTGTAAATGGTTTTCTAAGATTACCAATAAAATCATACTTATTTGAAGTTGGGTCAACATCAATTCTATTTTCATCTGTATCTATAATATCTCTTAAAATATTTTTTACTGAATCACTTATAGAACTTGTATATTTTTTACCTACTCTCGATGTTTCATTCGAAACTGCTTCTCTAGAAACTAAATTAAGTGTAAAAGTTTCTGACCTTGATCCAATATCAATGTCAGATATTCCAGAAACGTAAAGATAATTTCTAAAATTAGAAGAAAAATCAATTTCGGATTCTTTATTATTTTCTGAATTACCTTCTATTTTTAAACTTAATGCTTCGCCACCACGAAGAGGTAGACCACTATAAATTGATTGTTTTTGACCACCATCATCACCTTTTTTTGCTATAACTCCACCAGAACTAACAACTTTAACTTTTGCAGTTATTGTTGGAGATAAAATATCTTCATAATAATCAAATCCTATAATTCCTCCTCTAATATCTACTGTTCTTAATCCATCATTTGAAGTTAAATCTGCTATTTGAAAATTGGATCTATCTGATGCTGCCATTATGTATACGCTAGCTGGGTAAGAATAAATGCTTTATTATAACTATTTAAGCCATCTTCGATAATAATTGTATCTCCACCACCATTACTATAATTAGATGCAATTGTTGTCTGAGAATCATCTATAACAACTATTTTTTGTCTTCTTCTTGTAGATGCTAAAAGTGTAGATGGTTGCTGTCCGCTAGAGACTGGATTTATCAATGAACTGGTAGAAAGATTAGAAGATGCTGATGATTTTCCTATAGGTTTAATTGGTGCTGCTTTATTTTGTGGATTGATTCTGTTTTTATCACGAACAGGATCCATAAGAAATTGATTATCACCAGGACCACCTCTCCATGAAGATCCATAAAATCTACCATCTGGGCCCATTTCTCCAGGAACTAAACCGTTTTTTAAATAATATCCTGGTGCTGCTCTAAACTCAAAAGCACCTTTAACAAATTTTCTAGAATTATTAATATAACCTTGATTAGATAGATCTTTTAAATAACGTAAGATAACGCTCTCAGAAGTTCCTGCCCATCTTGCAGCATCTTTAAGAGTTTTAATTTTTCTAAATTCTTTCGGGCCGCCAGGTCTATGCCATATACCAGCAAATGCGACATTATTACCACCACTTCCTGCAGTTAAAACATCAGTATAATTATTAGGATATCTAGGAGATTGAACTCGATTAGCTAAAACTTGCATTACATCGACAGCAGATTGACCTTCTCCACCTTCAGTGTAAATCCCTGCTGCTATACGATAATCCTCTTCAGTATATTCGCCAGATGTAGTTTGTGGAGTTTGTGGAGTTTCTTCTTGCTCACTACTTGATTCTCCTGGCAATTTCGGTGCTTCCGGTGCTTCCGGTGTTTCTGGTGTTTCTGGTGTTTCTGGTTGTTGTTGTTCTTCTTCTTGACTTCTTAAGGAATCTTGAATACGTTTTATCATAATATTTACATCAGTTTGAAATGACTCAATTGCTGCTTCCATTCTCCCAGTTTGATCATTAAAATCAAATTCAAGTAAATTTTTTCGACCAGCGTTGATAATGCCTCCAATATCAACAAAAATATTTTTTATATCATTAAAGAATTGTGAACTTTTGCTAGTAAATGCCTCTACTCTTTTTATGAAATTTTCCCCTGCCTGCAACCACATGGGAAGATTATCCAACATCCAACCAGCACCAAGATATGCAATAGATTCAATAATTCTTTCAAAAAATCCCTTAGTAGAATTGGCAGATGCCTTTGAAATAATCCTTCCTCTTGCTGCAGAATTAGAAATATTTGGCAATTCTAACATAGTTTCCTGATATCTTCTTTTCTGAGATTCAACTCCTCTTCTTTTTAAGATATTTGAACGATTAAATATTATCTTCTTTTCTCTAGTATTTTTAACTAAAGAATTTTTAATATTAGTAATTGATTGAGTTGTGTTCAGAAATATTTTTTTAGATTTATTCTTATTTCTTTGAATACTACTTAATGGAATTGCCATGTTATGTTGCTAATAGATTAAACAATCTTTGAGTCATAACTGTATGATAATTATCAGAATTTGATGACGGATAAATTGGTATTTCATTCACTACCAATTTTTCTTCTTGAGGAGCAACTTGATTTGAACTGGATTTTATGACAGAAACTTCTGGTTCTAGACTGGATAATTCTGGTATATCAATAAATGTTTTTTTAACATCAAAGTTTTTAAAATACTCTCCAAGATTTGGAATCTTAATATCTTTACTTACTTCTGGAATATTAATTTTTTCTGCAAGTTTAGAAAACGTTTCATCAAAGTAAGTAGTATCAATCAATCCAAAGTCTCTCATAAGATTCAATCCTATAAACGGAAGTCCGAAACCAGGTAAAAGAGATGCACCAGTTACTGCTGCTCCAAAGATGTCTTTATTTTTAAGTCTTTCATATATTTCTGCAGATCCCAATCCCAAATTAATACCTGGAATTATTTTTTTTGTAATATTTGCAATTACGTTTGGTACCTTTCCTGCTCCTCTAAACAACTTTGATAAAAGTGGAACTTTACTAAGAGGTCTTAAAACAGGTCTAAAAATTTTAGATGCTAATCTAAAAGGTGAAGTAAATACTCTAACCCCAAGTCCGGCAACTGAAAGTGGAGCTCTTAACAATCTTGTTGCAATTCGACCAAATCCATTAAATGTCAACCTCGTAATATTTAAAATTGAGTCAAGATTATCTTTAATTTTTTCTTTTAATAAATCTCCCAAAGTCATGTTTCTTTGAGATGCTTCATCAATAAAACTGAATGCAGCGTCTGTCAACCATCCCATAAAAAGATATCCAATTGCTCTACTAATTCTAGAGAACAATCCTTTCATATTTTTTTGAACTGTTTCCAAAGGAGCAGCGATTGCACTTCTTATCTTTTGTTCAAGTTGATTTTCTTGACCTTCTCTTAATTTTGATTGATTTAATCTTCTCTGCCTTTCCTGATCCTCTAAAAGTTGAGCTCTATCTTGATTACCATCTCTAACAATAAGATTTGATATTTGATTTAATCCTGCATTAATAGAAACTATTTGCAGTTGCAATGACTGAATTTGTTCCTGAAGATATGAAATTGATTTCTCATTATCTTTAATTAATATATTCTGATTTCTATCAAATATTGTTTGTTGTGGTCTTATAGTAGAAGACGCAGCCGCTTCTCTACGACTACCAAATAATCCTCCAAGATTTAAAAAAGATCTAGCCATTCTGGTTCTTTAAATTTTCTTCCTCAATATACTGCTGAAGAAGACCGATATAAATTTCCCTTTCCCAGGGAATCATGTTTTCTAGCTCAGTCAATGAATATTTATGATGCTGAATTAAGGCAAAGTTTGTTTTATAGTATGACTCAAGACTTTCATGAGCCATGCTTAGGCGAAAAAAGATGTTAATCCTTCCAAAGTAACGTCACTTTCAATTCCAGTATTTGGATTTTTAACTGTCACAGTATGAGAAAGTTTTGGCATAGTGTTGAAAAAATTCTCAATTTCTTTAAACTGATTTGTTGTCAGTTGTTCTAGAAACTCATTGAGTTCTTTTTTTGTGGAATCTTTGGCAGACCATGACTCCTCTTCATTATAAATTTGTTCAATGCAAGATGCAATAACATCAAAAGTATCATCAACACTCATATTATCCTGATCTGAAAAATTATTTTTAATAAATTGATCAAGAGAAGGATACTTCATACGAAGAATTAAATTATCATCAAGTTTAATATCTCTGCTATGATTATTATCTATTTTAACCTCAATATCATCTAGGTTAATACTTAAAGGAACTTGTGTTTGACCATCATCTGGGCAAGTTATCAAGATATCTACATCTTCACCAACAGATTTCCCACGAATATTTAAGAAAATATATTCAATATCAAATGTTGATAGTTGATCTATTTTTATTCCTCTCGTAATTATACAATCAGAAATTACATTTTTAACAGATTCTGCAATTTGCTTTGTATCATTACTTTCCATCGCTAAGATAAGAACTTTTTCTTCTTTAACAAGAAATGGTCGATACTTTATCTTCTTTTTTGTTGATGGAATTTCCAATTCATATGTTGGTGTCGCAATCTTTGGTAAAGGCATAATATCCTATAGCATTTCAGTTATGATTATTTATTAACTAATATTTGGATCCTTTTAATGGATCATATGGTTCATTTATAATATCGTCAAGTAACGTGCTTTTATTTGTAGTTGCAAATAAGTCTTCCAGAGACCAAGGATTAATTAAGTTATCAAAACGACTACCAGTTATGACATTATTAATACGATCAACTTTCTCACTTACAAATCGATCATAGTAAAATGAAACTTGAATTTTCATTACATCTGATGATCCATATGATACTGGAGTTTCGCTAATTTCAAATGGAAATAATCCAATAAAAGTATAATCAATTTCAGTGTTATAGTCACGATCAAATTTAGTAATTGTTGTTCGATTACTTTTATATTCTTCTGGATATTGCATCCTAACAAAATAATTCAATTGATTCTGACTAACAGGGGAGTTTTCATTTGCAATTCTTGCTGGATTATAAGATCCTGATGAAATAAATTCAATCCATCCTTCAAAGAATTTTAGACTTCTATAACGACTATCAACATAAAACTCTAATGAAATTTGGTTATATTGAACACTATGAGCAACATGTTCCATAACTCCAGTATAATTTCCCATTATATCTGCAGTTGCAAGTCTTGGAGTTGGTAGAGATGCTGAAAAGCAAAGAAGACCAGCATCTTCGATAGCAAATCTGCGACCAACTCCTTTTTTTCCGATGAATTGTACCAATGGAGATGGCAATCCACCAAATTTAACTAAGTAATGAGAAGTCTGAGCAACGTTTGTAAGTAATGATTTAATATCAGATATCCTACGAGGTCTTACTGCCACTCTAAATACCTTATATGAATTTTAGTTATAAGTATTTAGATGCCATCATATAAAGGAAAATATCAACCATCATTCCCACAAAAGTATAGGGGAAATCATATGAATATAATCTATCGTTCTCTTTGGGAACGAAAGTTTATGGCGTATTGCGATAGAAATGAAAATATATTGGAGTGGGGAAGTGAAGAGATTGCATTGCCATATCGTTCACCTGTTGATAATAGAGTTCATAGATATTTTCCAGATTTTTATATAAAAGTTAAGGAAACAAATGGTTCGATTAAAAAATATTTGATTGAAATTAAACCAAAAAGACAAACAATACCACCAAAAAATCCAGGAAGACAAACACCAGGATATATTCGTGAAGCATATGAGTATGCAAAAAATCAATCCAAGTGGGAAGCAGCAAGAGAGTTTTGTGCTGATCGTGGATGGGAATTTAAAGTTATCACCGAAAATGAATTAGGAATCAAATAATGCCAATAAAACAAGGCGGAAGAACTGGTAAAAAATATCTTTATAGAAGCGAAACTGGTGAAGTAACTTACAGCAGGGATCCTAATGTTCCAGTAGGGTCTAATGTTTATGAAGAAAATATAAGAAAAGATCCTAGGGAAAGAAAAGAATCTATAAGCACAAATAGTAGAGTCAATCATATTGTGAAAGATTTGATTGGTAATGAAGATCCGGATGATCTTATGCTACTAATTCTTGAAGCATTAACTGAAACTGAATTCATTCCAGAAGTTGGAAATCTTTATACATTTGTTTATAATGCAAAAACTCCAGGAATTGTTTATGATATTCATCCTCTTATTCAAGTAACTGAAATATACGCAACAGGATTTCGTGGATTTAATTATCACTGGAATAAACATCGTCAATATACTTGGCCGGAAGTGGTTGGGCAACTGCATATTGTAAGACCAGAAGAACTAAGAGATTTAAGAACCATTCCTTATGGAAAGTTCAGACTAAATAATTAAAAAAGATAAATGCCAGAATATAAGGGAACTTATAGGTATCCTCTAAGAAAATTAGATACATCTGACGATTATTTACAAATTGATATTATTGAATACAAACCTCCAGGTTTTGGAAGTGCTCCTGGTAGGCAATTTGCTCTTAACTCATCTGATAACTCATATGAGTCTCTATTGAGTGGATCTGGATCAATAAAAGATGTTTTAAGTAGTATAATATTACCAATTCCGGAAGGAATTGTGGATAATCAAACTGCACAATGGGGACCAGATACGAGAGGTGCTTTAGATGCTTTAGCAGCAAATCTTACTAGTGAATCTGCAAAAAAGGGATTGACAGGATTGAAAAATAACATAACTGGCAAAGTTAAAAGTATAATTGGAAATTCGTCAAATCAAGCAAATTTAAAATCAGTATTCACATCTGCTGCTATTAATGCTTTGAGTGGAGGTAGTGAAGGTAGTGATATATCGGCAACTCTCAGTAGAGTTGGTGGGGTAATATTTAATCCGAATGTAGAAATGCTTTTTGGTGGAGTTAATATTCGTGGAGCGTTTTCTTTTAATTTTAATATGTCTCCAAGATTTCAAAAAGAATCTAATGAAATTAGAGATATTATTAGACTATTTAAATCAAACATGGCGCCAAAAAGAAGTTCAGGATTGAAAGAGTCAACTGGTTTATTTGTTAAATCTCCAAATGTATTTCGTCTCCGATACATGAGTGGGGGGAAACCTCATCCATATTTGAATAGATTTAAAATATGTGCGTTGCAAGGATTGGCAGTAAACTATACAGAATCTGGAACTTATGCTACATATTCAGATTCTGCACCAGTTAATTTGAGTTTACAACTTCAATTCCAAGAACTATCTCCAATATTTTCTGAAGATTATAACAACGGTCAAGGTAAGGGAGGAACTGGTTACTAATGTCTTACTTCAGAGAAATTCCTAATTTAGAATATCAATCATTTTTATCAGACTCTAATGGATCTGATAGGTATTTACTTGTAAAAAATTTATTCAAAAGAATTAAATTACGTGACGATTTGCAAAATGTGTTTACACTTTTCGATAAGTATCAAATTGTTGATGGTGCTAGACCAGAAACTGTAGCAAATGAAATTTATGGAAGTGAAGAATATGATTGGATAGTAATTATTAGTTCCGGAATCACCAATGTTAGAGATGAGTGGCCTCTTTCAGATAGGCAAGTATATGATTATTCATTAAATGTTTATGGCGATCAGTTGAATAATATTCATCATTACGAAACTACTGAAGTCAAAGACGAAGATGGCAGACTTATTATGCCAGCAGGTAAAATTGTCGATTCTAATTTTACCATACCAGATCCTGATGTAGATGGTTTAACTAAAAATCCAGTAACTGGTATTACAAATTATGAGTATGAAGTAAGAAAAAATAATGAAAAAAGAGGAATTTATATTCTTAAACCAAGATATTTGCAAAATGCTTTGGTTGACATAAAAAAAGCGATGATCTATGACAGATCATCGCAATATATTAATAATAGATTAATAAAAACTGAGAATACTCGTAAAATTAATCCTTAATCAATCTTCAGCAAGACGGGCAAAGTAAGACATTGCATCATCATCGTCATCATCAGTCGTCTTAGAAGAACTCAGACTATCAAGTTCATCTTTGAGTGATTGGGGAACAGAAGGTGCTACATCTCCACGATTCTGCTGACGAAACTCTTCTTCTTCCTCAATAGTTTCTTGATCCTGGAAACGAGGAGTGCCCTTGTTACCGAGCACATAATCAAGACGCTTCTTCAGATCATCATATGACTTGAACTGGTCGGCAGCAACAAAGTCTTGGAGAGAATACTCTTTCTTCCAAATCGCTTCCATTGCATCGTCATCATCAAGCAGTGCTTCTTGACGGGCAAACTCTGAAGAGTCATAGTTGCGATAACCAGCAACGTTCTTTGCCTTCAGTTTGAAGTTGGCACCTTGCCAGAAGTCAAACGGATCGATTGCTTCTTCATCTTCAAACTCAGGTTGCATTGCGGCAGTGATCTTGTCAAAGATCTTCTTACCGAACTTATACAGGAAGACTTTACCTTCGTTCTCGGGGTTAGCAGGATCTTTCACCACATAGATGTTGCTGATGTAGGTGAGTTTACGCTTCTGCTTACGTGCCTGATCTTTACCAGCATCGGTGCCATTGTTCCACAGCATCGTGTTGTATTCAGACACAGGATCTTTTTGATTCATGGTGGTGAGAGAGTTCTCAATATACCAACCACCAGGACCTTGGAATGCGTGTGAATAGAGTTTCACAAACGGCAGATCTTCGCCGTTAGGAGCAGGAAGGAAACGGATTACGGCATAACCATTACCGCTCTTATCGCATTCGAGTTTCCACAGACGCTCATCACCTGAAGCGTTTGCATTACTCATTTTTTCGACTTCTTTGACCAGTTTGGCGGTCAGAGAGCCCAGTTTGGATTGCTTTTTAAGATCAGCAAAAGACATTCGGATTACCTCGGATTTTTTTGGATTTGTCGGGTTTGTTGGATCGACTTGGATAGTATAACAGCGTTGCCCTCAGGTGTCAATGCTTTCTCTGAGAGAATCAATGGTTGCACACATGCTGTCGAATAAAATCTTCATATCAGTATCTGGTGGAAAACCCATAAACTCTACAGATTTACGAAGATTTTCTTTCATTTCAATTGCTTGAGGATCATTTGAAAGAGACAATCTAGTATACATCACACGTTGTTTTTCTAACAATGTCGTGAGTATTTCAACATGTTCAAGTTTATCTTCACGGGACATTGCTCCAAAACGTAATATACTTTTGTAAATTTTTTCTTGAAGTCTATTAATCTGACTCAGTTCTTCCTGAATAATTTCGGATTTGAAAAAATCACTCATCTAAAATTTCCCGTAAAATTTTTTTAAACTTGAATATATCAATATTTAGGAATGGATTATATTTTTGAATTTTTAAACTTACGGTTTCCCACACAGGGTCTAGCAGTTTTTTATCAAATCTTTCTCTAAAAGATAATATCTTCTCGCAGATTGATAAAGTTTCAATAGATATTTCTCCACCAAGGAACTTTTTGAGTATAGGTGGATGACCTTTGGAACAATTGAAGGCATCCTCTAATTTGTTTTCCGAGAAGAATTCTTGCATTTGTTCTTTGTACAAGTAACTCAAACTCTGCTGTCGTTTCATCCACTCGGCGTAGTTTCTTTCGCCAGAATTGATAATTTCTCCAATCCATAAATTACCTGGTGTGTCTGATGCAACAAAATTAGATACTAAAAAATCTACGATTTCTTTATCAGAATACTTACGAGAAGTCTTCTCAAACCAGTACTTATCCTTTCTTTTATTAAAGGATGTCATACTAGCACGGGTTTTTGCTCCGTACTTAAAGAAATCGTATTTTGGATTTGTAAAGTGATTTTTGAGTGACAAATAATGTTGATATGTTTCAAATGGTGTCACGATCATATAGGAAGTTTTGCTCTCGAAGTTTTTTTCATAAAGTTAAGTTGAGTCGCATCCCACTTCAGTTTTTCTTTCAGTGGTTTTGAAACTAACTTTGCAACCGATTCTACTTCAACTTCATTGATTTCGCAATAGTGGCAAATAGCATCAATATAATTGAATTTTTCTTCTGCAACAATTTTTTCAATCTCTAGGGCAAACCTAGATGGTGTTAGAAACTTCTTTTCTATTACCTGTTCCAGTTCCTTGTTCTTTTCCATAAAGTTCAAGTTTATCTCCAACAAATTTTCTAATATATTTGTCGAGCAATTTGATGTACTTTGCTTTATTTCTTTGTTCATAAACTACACATTCTCCATTTTCGCAAGACATAATAATTACAAGTTTTTTGACCATGATTCCAGTCATTTCGTAAAGCATACATCCGTATGCCATACATTGAACAAAATAGTGCTCGATCCAATCTTCTGGTTTTGGTTTTGCAGATGTCTTAAAGTCGATTATCGCTAGCTCACCGTTATATTCGGCAATACAATCAACAGTTCCAGCAATACCAAGTTCCTTACTATATAGGGAACTTTCTAAAGCATGAATATTATTTATATTATTAAGTGTTGGTTTCGCAATTTTGAATAAAAAATCTGAAATTGGTTGAACTTTAGGTAGGTCTTCATTTTTAAGGTGATGCTCAACGAGAGTGTGCATATCAGTACCACGGCTAGTTGCCTTTTTAGTGATCTGATTAGCTTTTTCTTCACCTACTTTTTTTCTCCAATTAATAAAAATTTCCTTATTAAAATGACTGGTCACCGAAGTAATGGAAACCAGTCTAATAAGATCTTCTTGATTTGGAACTTTATAATAACGAACTCCATCAATAGTTTCTCTGTCGAGAGATGGAAGATTCAAATCAATATGATTAAACATTAAAAACCTGCATCAATTTTTGCTGTAAGGTATTCTTTAACAAGACCGGATCGAACAATATCTTCGATTCCAAATTCAATTATATCAAATGATGGCATTTTACGCAATACATTCATGAAATCAATGATACCATTTCTCTCATTTGATTTAGTTAAATCGGATTGTCTTGCATCTCCACAGAAACAAATTTTGGTATTTTCCCCAACACGAGTAATAATAGAATCCAACTCATGAAAATTCATGTTTTGAAATTCATCGACAATCAGAATAGCATTATCAAGAGTAGTTCCACGAAGGAATGATGTGCTCCAAAACTTAATTGTTTCTTGAGATTTAAGATTTCCATAAAGCATCTCAAAATCTGCATCTGAAGGCATTTGGAACATATACTTGACCATATTCTTGTATGGAATCTGGTAAATATCTGCCTTATCATCATGATCCCCAGGAAGAAATCCAATTTCTCTGGTAGCAACCAGTGATCTTACAAGGTATACTTTTTCATATGGTGTGTGCTCTGAAAGCACATCCATCAGGGCATTATAAAGTGTAATGAATGTTTTACCAGTGCCTGCACAACCATATGCAACTAGATGTTTTCCTTCTTTATAAGAATCAAATAATCTTTTTTGATTTTCCGTAAGTGGATCAATATCAACCAAGTATTCTTGACTCAGAGGTTTTCTCCTCTTCATCTGCTTTGCCGTGAGACCAACCCCAATTGGTTGCTCTACAGATGATCTTTTTCTTCTTGCCATGTTAAATCTTTTTTACTGTTGAACCGGGCATTTTGGATGCTCTTCCAAGAACATCATTCCATCCAGGGTGTTTTGAAACCAGTTTATTCTGCCAATCTCCAACTTCTCCTGGAGTAGCACAACCTTCAGACCAATCTCGATGCCATTCTGGATTTTCTTTATACCATTGCGAAATGTCATGAACACTCATTTCGATAACTTTTTTCTCACCAGTTTCTTTATGAATAATAGGATAAATTGCCATAAGTCAGAATATCAAGATATTTCTATTTAGATCCACTCTAGAGCCTCAGAGACTGTAGGGAACTGTTCGGTAAACACTTGCTTACAATCCAGTGCAAGTTTCATATGCTCCTTCTGAGTGCCATTACCTGTTCTCAGAGTGATGTAATGAATCCATGAGCGACATGATCCTGTCATGTAGATTTTGGTGGGAGTTGCTAGAGGAAGCACCATACGAGCACATTCCTTTGCCACGCCAAGATCAAGCATTTGACCATAGAGTGCCATGGCAGAATCAAATAATGTCTTTGTCTGACGCTCCAGTTTATCCACAGTTACTGGATCGAGATCATCAATCGAATTTTGACGATTTTTTACATCTTGACGACGATATTCTGGAATAGGAATCTCTTCACCAAGAAGAGTTGAATCCGCATAGCGTTGTGAAAATTCTTGATATGTGAAGGATCTATG